ATGAAAAAACCTTTATTAGCTCTGTTACTAATCACTTCTCAGAGCGCATTCGCGGACAAAATACCCAACTCTATCGACAATCTGATAGCTGGTTATGATATCAGGACTCATGTACTGGAAGATGGTGAGCTGACCGTCAGATACAACAAGCAAGCACTAATGATAGACGCTGCAAAATCCATGTTCAGCGCTATATGTGATGACTACTTTATGAACAAGTGGAATCCAGAGACAATAAAAAAAATCACTCTATGGAATGTCACGTCCGATCAGGGTTACAAAATAAATGGCGGTGGGATTGAGTGTAAAAAAACTGGTTCCATGGACTTCAAGCAAGCAGAAGAATACAGAACCAGCTTAATCGAAAAAATGTAAACCTAATCAGTGGTTTTAAAAGTTCATATGGCCCTGCCCTCCCGTTGATGGGTGTGGTGGGGCATGATCAATTAGATTGGGAGTAGTAATGTATCTCACAACAGTTTCATGAGTAACAAAAGTAGCACCACAGTTAATATTTTGGCACTGGCAATAACGTTCTTTTGTCTGGTCCGATACCCTAAAGCTGCTTCTTGTATGCGCTGCGTGTCCACATTTAGGGCAATTCATCATAATCAGAACCTCATTTGACGTTTTTTAATTCACTTTAGTGAATCTACTACTATTCGAGTTCTAAATCATCAATTTTAACCTCAAGCTCCAGACTGGTAGTAAAACCATTATCCGGGCTGACCGTGTGCGTCAACGTTGTAATGGTCCATTCGGCATCGTCGATAGGCTGCTTAAAGCCTCTCATCTTTACTGGCATTTCGGTGTAGAGATCTGCCCGGCCCTCTGCGAGCTGCAGGGAGAATGACGCAACACCACGCTGCAGACGCTCCCACTGCATTTTTGCCGCACGCTCAGCATTGCTGCGATTTGCGTAAGTGCGGTTAAGAACCAGCACGTTTTCATCCGTTCCCACCAGATAATCACCCTGTTTTGCTTCCGGTTCTTTGGATTGGGTGGTTTTCTTCCGACGGCGCTTAACTCTGGTTGTTTCTTTTTTCTTGGGTTCGCGGGTATGCAGCCAGCTGGCAATAACGCCGGTATAGGCACCACGATCAGCCAGGGTAAAACGATGACCGTCACCGGCCTGGCGGGTTATGGTGATAACCGGCAGCGGCTTACCGCTCGCCGTTTTTCCCTGCCCCTGCCGGATAAACAACAGGTTTCCATCCTTAACGGAAGCAATCGCCCCATACTGTCGTGCCAGCTTCATCAGGAAACTGGCATCGCTTTCATTGGTCTGGTCCATGTGATCCAGCGCCTTATCCGTCAGGTCTTTACCCAGCGCCATTTTGAGGTTATGCCGTGCTGCAATTTCCTTTACCACATCGCCAACGGTTGTCTGGTGCCATGACTTTTCGCGCCGAGTATTGAGGGTTTCACGGAAATCAGCGCTACGGGCACGGATAGTCAGACGATCAGGAGCACCGCTGTGCTCAATCTCATCGACAGTAAACGCCCCTTTAGGGAAAAGCGGCTGGCCTTTCCACCCCAGCGCCAGCTGAATAACAGCACCACGTCGCGGCAGAACAATCTGCCCGTCGGCGTCGTCCAGCTCCAGATCAAGCTGGTCAGCCTCAAAACCCCGGTTATCGGTCAGCGTCAAACTCATCAGGCGCGCATCCAGCGCGGTGGTCACGTCCTTACCTTCAATGGTGATACTGAAAGCCGGGCTTTTGCTGTTCAGGTCAAAAAGATCAGAGCTAAAATTCACTGCAGCAACCCTCCAACCGTATTTTTAATATTACCTATCGCAGACGTTGCTGAGTCCTGCAGGTTACTGAGCTGATCGCTGAGACTGCCGAACATATCAGACAGCGATTCATCAACCCTTTTCAGGGTCAGTGTAAACTCAATACGGCGAGGCATTCCGCTTTCAAAAAATTCCGTTTTTGTCTGACTCAGGCTCTCGATTACAAACATCCCGTAAATGGTCCCGCTTCCCTCAATCAGGGGCCATGCTTTGCCCAGCTCTGCCATTTGCTCCAGCGCGAGTAATGACAGCCTGCCCCCGGTGACCTCCGGCAGCAGTACGCCAGATAACGTCAGCGAGTCATTATCCGGGCCAATAAACTGCGTTGATGGTCGTCGGTTCACCCGACTGTTGGCGGCGTGTCGCCAGCTTCGCTGATACTGCAGCTCCTGATATGGCACTGTACGCAGCATAAAGACATATAACCCCAGCACCATCATCATGATTCATATCCCCCTTGATCACTGAAATTACTGCGCGCTTTAGCCCTGGTCTTGCGCTCGCGTTCGTCAAGCTGTCGGGCAACTTCACGGGCAATATCTTGCGCACTCTGCCCTGGCTGAGCATAGATAGTGATCGGTGCGTGAGTTTCAAAGTGCATCACTGGCGGCGCACTGGCAGATTTCGCAGGCTGGCTTTGTTTATATGCCACAGTAGGCAGGCTGTAAGGATGTAGTGGAGCAGCCTCTGCAGGCGCTGCCGCTACGCCCATGACACCTGCAACGACGGAAGCCAGCGCAGCAGTGCGCCGCCTGCTGGTCACATTTGCGGGGCCGTTCACAATTTCAGGGCCGTTCTCCCCAACAATACCAAACTGACCGCGCGGAATGGTACCGCCGCTATCGTACATGCCAGCAAAACCCATCGGCGGGAATCCGCCAGGCGGCAGCACCACTTTACCGTCTGTGTTTACCGTGGCTGGTTGCTGCCGCGTGACCTGCTCAGGAAGCTTCGCTTTGGCCGCTTCCTTGCTGACAATGCCAAGTTTTTCAAGCAGCCAGGACACGCCCGATTTAAGCGAATCCAGCGGGTGCATGACCATGTTCAGCCCTGCCGCCAGCGCCTCCCCAAACTGCCGCCCCATCGACGCCGCGCTTTGCAGCTCTGCAGAGGTGGATTTAACCGGCGTCAGCAGATCAGTAAACCAGCCCCACAATGCCTGGACCTTGTCACCTATCCACTGAAAAACAGGCTGCAGTGGCTCAAACGCCGCACTGATAGGCGCAGCTGCAGCTTTGAATCCTTCAACCACTCCGCCTAAAAATGCGCTTATCGGCTGCCAGTATTTCCAGACAACCAGCGCCACGCCAGCCAGCGCCGCCACAACCAGCCCTATAGGGCTAAGCAACACCCCAAGCACACTACCCACTCCCATCAGAGCTGTGCGCAAAAGCGCAAATGGTGACATGACCAACCACCTGATAACGCCTCCCGCCCCCCTAACAGAAGTAACTAGCGGTGCTAACGCAGCGCTTGCCAGCCCTCTGATTTTCGTACCAAGCTGACGGATAGCTTCACCAGGATTACGAAATGAGGACACCAGGCTTTCGCCCGCCTGCTGGGCATGTTCTTTGACTTTATCCAGCACCCCGTCTCGGAACGCATCCAGGATACCGTCACCGTCACCCTCATCTTCCCCACCGCCGCTGAGCGCCTCACGAATACGACTAATCCAGCTAACTGTCTCACTCGCTTCATTTCCCGAAAACAGCCCAAACAGCTTTTTCAGTGCATCACCGGACTGGAATAAACCGGGTGTGAATGATTTGAATGCCTGGCTCAATCGGCCCAGCAGTGGACCGAACCGCCCCAGGCCAGTGATGGCTAGCGATTTCATCCCAAAACGCAATAATGCCAGCGGCCCCAGAACAGCAGCCATGGCAATAGCTAATGTCCCAAGCGCCAACGTCACTGAGGCGACCACAGCGGCAATCTTCATCAAAGTGCCCGCCAGCTGCGGGTTAGTCTCAACCCATCGACGCAGTGCCCCGGTCACGCTTTTGACGTAACCCATGATATCCATCAGCGGCTGGCGCAGCGTTTCACCCAGGCTACTGAAAGCGTTCTGCGCGCCCGTTTTAACAAGCAACCACTGCGCGGAAAGTGAATCCTTATTGATATCGGATTCTTTCTGCATGGAGCCGTTAGCCTCAGTGCCTGAGGTGAGTTTCAGCTGGCGCTGCAGCTCCGGCAGGTTGTTTGCAAGCTTCGCCGCATCGTCGCCAAACTCCTTACCAAATATCATCGTCATGGCGGACAGGCGTTTATCCTGCGGCAGCTTGTTGACCTTCTCCAGCACGCGCTGAATGGTCCCCATTGCGTCCTTTGTCATCTGCTTTTCAATCTCTTCTGGATTGAGTTTCAGCAGATCCATACCTTCCATGAACCGCTTGCTCTGCATGGTCGCAATCGACAGTTCGCGCACCATCGCATTTGATGCGCTGGCGGCAATTTCAGGCGCGGCACCCAGAGACAGGAAGGTGGAACCCAGCGCGGCCGCCTTTCGGAAATCAAGCCGGTCGGCCACCCCCCCCATGCGCTGCAGCACATTGATGATATCGCCGCCCTTAGACATGGCGTTATCGTCCAGGTAGTTCAGGGCATCGCCCAGCTGTTCAATATTACGGGTCGGCACTTTATAGAGCTGCGCGATTTTCCCCAGCCCCTCCGCCAGCTCATCAGCGGGCAGCTCGAATGCCGTTGCGGCCTTTGCTGCAGTGGATGCAAAGGCCAGCAGGTCACGCTTCTGGTCTTCGTAAGAATCGTTCTGGTTTGTCACGCCCATGCGGGCGCCACCTTCAACCAGCGCGGCATAGTCGATGGCGCCATTCTCCATCGGCAGCTGTTCACTGGCGGCCTTGATGGCATCCTGCATGTCATAAAACTGTTTTGTGCGGTTGCCGTTGTCGTCCCGCAGCCCGTTAACCTGCTTTGCCACGCCTTTCATCGCATCTTCCATGCTGGCATAGCTTTTAACGGCAGCCATCACCGGCGCGCCCATCGCCAGCCCGGCGGCAGTAGTCGTTGCTCCGGCGCCTGCAATACGATCCCGCACCTCAAGCCGCCGCGAATACTGATCGCGGACCGCGTTCATACGGGCCTGCTGCTCGCCCAGGCGCTTAAGGGATTTCTGCTGTCGGTCCAGCGCCTGCCGGGTTTCGTCGGCATTCTGCCGCAGCTCCCGCTGCGCACTGCTCAGCTTTTTGGTGTCCAGCCCGGCCTCATTGAGCGCAAGACGCTGACGCTGCACCGACTGACGCAGGCCGTTGTATTTGCTCTGCAGCTCGTTAACGCGGTTTTTTGCCTGCTCCAGCAGACGCGCCTGCGCCGCCGTCGGCCGGTTAGTGGCCGAGAACTGCGTGGCAAGCTTCGCCGCTTCTTCGCGTGCGGCTTTAAGACTGTTGCCGGTGACGGCCAGCTGCGCGCTTGCCTTGCGGAAACCGTCAATACGGCCCGCCTGGGCGTCCAGTTCTTTTAATCTTGCGCGGCTTTGCTGAATGGCGGTAGCCAGCTCTTTAGAACTGGCCTGCGCTGATCGGAATGGGCGGGTGAGCTTATCAACCGCATTTAGAATTACCTGCAAACGCAGGTTAGTATCACTCATCGCTGGCCCCGCTTCTCTGAATCGCTTTATGCCGCCACTCCAGCACTTCGGTCAGCGGCATAACGTCAGTGACGGACGGCGGCCAGTGAAAAATGGTGGCGATATCAGCCACCAGGTCTTCTACCGTCAGGCTGTCGGCAAACCGGCAAGCACCGATTTCTTCAACAAAAAAGTGACCACCTCAACCGACAGCGCGGTGAGATCGGCTGGGTCCATTTCAGCCATTTCCTGAGCGGTCAGCGCAGGCGTGGAGATGCGGGGAATAATCGTCATCATCGCGCCGACGTCCATATCCATGATCGCCTGCAGACGGGTGCCACGCAGCGCGCCGGACTGCGGCTTACGCAGCACAATTTCGGCAATTTCGGTTTTACCGCGTTTGATTGGGGTGTCCAGCTGTACGGTTTTTTCAGTCTGTTGTTCGCTCATTGTCATTTCCTGTTAATAAGGTACTGGCGCGGCTGCCCGCGCCTTTAAAGTAGATCAGAGGCCCAGGGCGTTGCGGTGTTCTTCCATCAGGTCCACGCCATCAACGATTTCAATCATGTTGATCACATCAACCTCATAAAGCACCTCGCCGTTAATGGTCAGCTTCGCGTAACTGTTGGTGCTGCTGACTTTTGTGGTGTTGCTCTCGCCGGTTTTCCATTCGCCGGAATCGACTTCTTTATGTCGCCCGCGCACAACCAGCTCAACGGCCTGCACTTCACCGGTATCGTCACGCTGAATGGAGCCGGTGAAACGCAACTGGATACCGTCAACAGTGGCTTTACCCATCTGTTTGAATAACAGCAGTTCGGTGCCACCGATTGAAAATTCCGTGTCCAGTGCGCCGTCATCCAGCCCCATATCCACGTCCACCGCGCCCGGCATACCGCCGCCGCGATACTTCTCAAACTTGCGGGTGAATTTCGGCAGGGTCAGAGACTCAACGATCCCCTGCCAGTTGTTCCCGTCGTTGAACAGGTTCAGGTGTTTTAACTTGCGTGGTAAAGCCATGGTGTCCCCTTACGCGCTGACCTGGCTGGAGAAATCCAGCAGGTACTGATCGGTGATGCGCTGGCGCAGCATCAGGTTTTCAAGCGGCGGCACCGGCGTGTAGTCGTAGTCGATAGTGAGTTTCCCGGCTTTCAGGGAGTCTTTATCGTTCACCGACTCATCCAGCCAGCAGTCTGCGCCGATGATGTAGCCCTGCGTTTTCAGGCTGCGCAGCTTGGCGCGGATACCTTCGATAATGTCACGCGCCAGCGACGGGTTGAGCACGCCATCCACCGCCCACATGTGTGCTTCTGCGATGGTGTCAGCCAGCACCTGCGCCGTGCGGGTGTAGTTCTCAAAGGCAAACAGCGGATCGTCACTGAGGCAGCGGGAACCCCAGAAGCGGAAGCCGTCTTTGCGGATAAGAGTCGTGACGTCGTTCTGGTTCAGCAGTCCCGCATCGGTTGCCGGGTCCTGCAGATCCCAGAACACATCGGCGGAAATGCCGGTGACGCCGTTCACGCCCACGTTGGACAGGGTCTTGTGCCAGCCGGTCTGCTCGTCAATTTTGGCTCGCAGGCCGAGCGCACGGGCGGAGGCGTAAGCCGTCGCGTCTGCATTCAGCACGGTGTCAAAGTTGATAAAGTCAGGCCAGATCAGCATCCCCTCGCGCTGGCTGAAATTGTTACGGTAGGCAATTGCTTCTTCCACCGTTTTGCAGCCATAGGCGGACAGGTAGGCAAACCCTCTCAGGCTCTGCGCCACGCTCAGCAGCTCAGTGGCAACCGCCTGCGTGTCGTGTCCCGGCACACCGAGGATGCGCGGCTTGACACCCAGCTGCGACTGCGCCGAAAGCAGCGCTTTCATGCCCGTTTTTTTACCGTCAGCAGTTACGCCGCCGACAATGTTGGAGGTGGTTTCCGCTTCGGTTTCGCCCTGCGCCACGCGCACAACGACGGTCACGGGTTTAGCCTGGTCTGCAATCGCATCCAGCGAACGGGCCAGCGTGCCGGACTCGCCCGCTTTACCGCTGGCAGTCAGCACATCGGTCAGCAGGACCGGCTTATTGAGGGGAAACATGGAAGCATCAGCATCATCGCCGGTGCAGACCATGCCCACGATGGCGGTGCTCACCGTGGTAATGGATCGGGTGCCCTCGTTGACTTCAACAACGCGCACCCCGTGGTGGTAATCCTGAGCCATAAGGCAGTCTCTCCGGTTTACAGGGGGTATGCCTATGTTCTGGTTGATATGCACGCGGCGCACGTAGTGGGCTATGTGTGGGGAATGACACAATGGAAGGGGTAAAAAAATCCCCGCAGCTGCGGGGACGGGATTAATCTTCGGGAGGTTCAGGCCAGTTGATATCAGGTGCCAGCGATGTATCCACGCGCGTCAACAATACGCGGTATTTTCGCCAGGCATCATAGCGGCTCTTTTCTTCGTCTGTTGCCATATCCAGATCAACGGCATCCTGCAGGGGGGCGATTTTCGCGGCGGCGCTTTTAATGAACGCTGCTTTTGTTGCAGTTGCTTCGGCATTGTCTGCCGCTGCTTTCGCCGCCTCATCTGTTACCCAGCGCTCACCATTCCACTTGTCGTAGGGGGTTGAGGGTGGGTAAATTGTGGTATCATACGGATAGTCACCCGGATCGATAATTTGCTGCGCCTCCCCGGTTTTAACATTCCAGACGGTTTCGCCGCGATGATCTGCCAGGTATTCCCATCCGGTCAGCTGACTGTTCCGGCAGACAACATAACCTTTTTTTGCTGCCAGTGGCTTGTCCGTACAGGCATTTGCCGGAATGCTGACGCCCACCGGAATAAACTCCGTTGTTTGCGACAAATAAACGCGCGTCAGACTGTCATAATTAAACACAACAATTTCACCAGCCACGACGGCAAAACCATTTTCTATAACTGCGCTTTGCATTATGCGGCCCTCACGATGTAATTAAATGCAATGTTGCGGGGACGGTTTTCAGAAGCAGTAGGAACAACCCGCGAAGCATCAAAGATAACGTTTCTCGCTGATCCACCACCGGCGGCATCTTCTGAGGCCGGACCATTAATTGTGCTCGTGAATACACCTGCCGTTGCGGCAGAAACATTAAATCTAATATCAGTTATCGAACCGGTAATATTTCTAATGGCGTCTCCTTGGGCGCTCAGTAAAATCCGCCCAATATCTACCCCACGCCCATCGTCCCAGCCACGAATAAATTCACCTCGCAAATCAGGAAGCTTTAGCCCAGGATACGCCTGCGCCAGCTTCGGATATTGCGCAGCAGTAAAAGCTGCGCCATTGCACTTCAGCCAGCCAGCGGGCGCTGCTGCAAGAGGCCAAGGAACAGGAACACCAACCGGTAGAGCGGAGCCAGCCCCGAGACCGAGATTATTCAGAAACGCGGAAATATCGGCAATATCTGCGCCATTAGCTGATTTATCCATTTTTCCGGCAAGCGCATTGGTCATGGTGGTGGCAAAGTTCGGATCGTTGCCTAATGCTTTAGCCAGTTCGTTCAGCGTATCCAGCGCGCCAGGCGATGAGTCCACCAGTGCCGCAATCGCTACCTGCACAAAGGCCGTGGTTGCAAGCTGCGTGGAATTATTGCCTGCCGCCGCAGTCGGCGCTTTTGGCGTGCCGGTGAATGTCGGACTGGCTTTCGGCGCATACTGTGTATGGGGATCGCTGGCGGCGGTATGCTTTGCCATCAGGTCATCCACATACACCTTAAGTTCCAGCACCTTGTCATCCACGTATTTGCGGGTTGCCAGCACCACTGCGGGGTCAATTTTCAGGGTGATATTATCGGTACTGCTGGTAATCAGCACCATGCGCACGGTCTGCGTGCGTCCGCTCCCCTCCGCCAGCTGCGGCTTGTAGCTCTCAGGGCAGTTGCCGACGGCAATCAGTGCGCCGGTTTCATCGAACAAACCAACCTCACGAATCCACCAACCGCCCTCGGTTTCGGGGATCACCTGTTCAGCAATAATCTGGCTGCTGTTCTGCGGATCGATATAAAGCATATTCAATGCTGCACGACGTTTTTCAGCAATCAGCGCAGTCTGCTGCGCGCTGGGCGTTGGCAACACGCCGCCACCGTCGCCCACCGCCATCTGGGTAATTTTCAACGGCACACCAAGCGCGGCGGCGCTTGCCAGTTTCGCCGCGCCGATATCCGTCAGCAGGGTATAAAATTTTGCGCTCATGGATTCACTCTCATTGTGTCAATAACGTGGACCGCCCCGCCCTCGTAAGCGGTGCCGCCTGAAATAATGGTTTCGTTGATATACGGGTAGATCGTGATTTCTTCGCCGCTGTAGGTAGCTGCCCCCACAAAATAGGTGCCGCTGGTCTGCAGGTTGATGGACATGCCGATCAGATGGCGGCTGCACGGCTTTGCGTCACCGATCAGACGCTCCAGCTCCAGATAGGTTTCTTCCGTAATCCCCTGGTCCTGCACGCCAATGTCCAGGCGAAACGTGCCCGGTTGCTCGCCGGTCTGCCACCACTCAATGATGCGGATCAGGAAACCGAACGGCTCCACCACGCGCCGCACTGCACTGGTCGTCCCCTTGTGCTGATGAATATAGAAAGCATCCTGCACCACCCGGCGCTTAACGCTCTCCGTCCAGCTTTCGTCCCAGCGGTCAACGGAAAACGCCCACGCCAGATACGGCAGAAAGCTGACCGGACACGTTGCCGGGTTCCATAAATCGCGCAGCGGCACCTGCAGATCGGAAATCCCGCTGCAGGTCTGCGCCAGTCGGCGCTCAAGCGGCGATGAACCGGGCGGCAGCAGGCTATTCATCCGTGCCCCCGTTGGTTACGCTCCATTCCGTACAGGACGCAGCCTGCGTCTTATCCAGCACCACATCAGCCAGCGGGGACGCCAGCTCCACACGCTGGACGCCCTCAACGTGCAGCGCGGCATAAATGGCGCTACGGCGGATATCACGGCCCAGCCGCGTCTGACTGGCGATGTACTTCTTCAGGCTGGCTTTTGCCGCCGCCATCACCGGCTCAGCTTCCGGCCCCGGATAAAGAAAAATCGTCGCATCCACGCTGTACGGGATTATTTCGGCGCTGCGCACTGTCAGGCGGTCTGCCACCGGGCGCACGTTCTCGCTGTTAAGCGCCTGCTCTACCACCGCCAGCAGTTCAGCCCCTGCCGTACCGTCACCCTCACGACTCAGCACGGTAAGCACCACCTCCGCCGGAGCCGGACTGGTTGCGCTGGCATCTGCCACGCGCCCGTCCGCGCTTTTGGCGTGAAACTCATAGGCCGCCGTCGGTCCTGCAACGGATAATCCCTCAAACGCAGCCGGAACACGCAGGCGCAGCGCCTCATCGCTTTCCATGACGGCAGCAACCGGCGGCACCGCGTCGTTGTCAGCAGGCGTTACCGTCAGGCGCTTCACGTTGTAGTTGGCTGCCAGTTGATCGAGATCGCCACCGATGGCATACGCCACCATGACCGCCTGCACAGCCTCGTTAATACGCTGGCGCAGCAGGATTTCGCGGTAGGTGCTTTCCTGTAGCAGCTTGGTGACGGGTTCAGATTCCAGCGCCAGCGTGCGCCGTACGGCGTCCTGCTCATCCGCAGGATAAAGGGCCACAAAAGCGGCCTTACGCTCAGCCAACAGCGTCTCAAAATCCGGCACGTCCACTATCTGCGGCGCGGGCAGCTGGGAAAGGTCAATCACTGCCATTGTCTGCTCCTGTTGATACCGAAAGGGAAACGGGCGCGCCGTTGTTGCGCTGACCGGTAAGCTCAACCACCATGGAGCCGTCAAAATTACTGCTGATGGTGATGGAATCCAGCGTAAGCCGTGGCTCCCAGCGACTCAGCGCCACATAGACTGCAGACATGACCTGCAGGCGTAGCGCCGGGTTCTGCGGCTGGTCAATCAGGGCGGACAGCAGGGAACCATATTCCCGACGGGCAATCCGGCTGCCCTGTGGGGTCAGCAGAATATCCCGCACTGACTGGCTCAGATGGTCAGTATCAGTAATGGCCTTGCCGTTGCCCTGGCTCATGCCGATATACAGAGTCATACCGGTCCTCCTGACGTATCGCCGCCGGACTTCACGCCGGTGTGACCGTGTTTATCCACCACGATCCCGTTGGAACTCATCGCGCCGCCGCCCTGGGTGACGCCGCCATTGATCACCATCTCGCTGTTAATGCGCGTGGTGTCAGCCTCCACCACAAACTCACCGGTTTTGAGAGTGATATTGTCCGCCGCCTCGATCACCATGGATTTGATGCCCCGGACATGCCACCGCCCGGTGGCGGGTTCATACTCAAACCAGCCCCCGTCCGGGTACTCCGTCACGCAACCGTCCACGGAATCCGAGGGCGGCGCAAACTGATTGGAGTAGATGGCGGGCAGCACAAAAGCGGTTTCCAGATTGCCGCCCATACTCAGCAGCACCACCTGCTCATCCGGCGACGGACACCACCATGTACGGGCACCACCTGCACGCAGCGTCAGCCAGTTAATCCAGTTGGTTTCAAGCTCGCCCACTCTCACCCGGCACAGCCAGTTTTCCCGGTCCACTTCGGTCACGGTGCCGGTGCGGATCAGGTTGGTGATAAGGCGCATGATTTCGGTCAGTTGTGCATTCATAACGAAAGGTTGCCATCAGAGGGAAAAGGGAGGCAGCGCGGGCGCTTGTGCCAGCGGTGGCACAAAGATCATCCCGCCAGCCAGCGCAGCAGAGTGTCACGTGTGATGGTTTCCACCTCATCATTCACGCCCAGCAGGCGGCGCTCTGCATAGCGGACCTCCGGGCCTTTTCGGCTGACGCGATCCCGCAGGCCGTAATGGTGAACACGGGCAATGCGCTGCACCTTGCCATCAAACTGCACGCTGGCGGAGTCCACACTGGCGGTGGTTTTCAGGTATTTTGTGGTGCGAAGCTTTGCAAACATCTGGCGTTTGATGCGCCCCTTCTTGCTGCGGGCTGTCACCCGGCGCGGCTCATAGCCGCTGCCGTCAGGATTACGCTGCAGCCTGATTTTCTGCTGCTGCGTCCGGCGCAGCTGTTGCGCCAGTTGCCGCATCATACGGTTGCGTGCGGCAGGCTCCAGATTTGCCAGCAGCGCCGTCAGCCAGTCATCCACCGGTTGCAGCTCATCCACGTTTCACCGTCCACATTTCTTCTGGTTCGTCCGGCTCCGGCACCGCTTCAACGCTCGACACGCTGCCGTCAGTGCTGACCAGCACACGCTCCGTCAGCTGCAGGTTCAGGCTGATATCGCACACATCGTTGCGCAGAATATCCACTTCAAAGGTGAACAGTTTTTCGCGCAACTCCGGGTTATTGATAGCATCCGGCTGGTTGTCACTTAGCCACAGCAGCACAGGAGCCATCAGCAGATTCTGGTCGCCGCTGAAATCCTCTATCACCACGTTCAGGGTGTAGCGGTATTCCCATGACATGGATCTGGCTCCTGTTGCCACCAGTGAGCCGTTATCAACAAAAAGGTGCAGTTTGTCCGGGTTGTCACGGACATACGCCACCGATTTATTCAGGGCGTTGCGTAAGGACTGCGGCTTGTTCACTGTCTCGCTCCTGACACGCTATGATCGTGTCCACTTTGTCGGCACATACCGCCCAGGCGGCCTCAGTCTCATCCAGCACCTGGTTCAAATCCCCATTACTGCGCGGCGCTGACCTGTCCAGGCGGCATTGCGTCACTTTTGGACAACCACTCACGGTAAGCTGCACCTCCGGCGAGGGTCGGGCGGTCCCGCAGCCGGATAATGTCAGCAGGCAAAGGAGTGTCAGCCCAGCGGCGTAAATCCTCGTTTTCACGTTTTAGCTCCTCGATCCGGCGCTGGCGACTCCGCAACAGCGCGGAAGTCTCCTCCGCTGCAGCATAAAGTTGCGTCTGCGCCCGGCTGTTGGTTTCGGTAAGAATGGACAGGCTGATAAGCTGGCTGTTTTTCTTCGCCAGCTCCTGCTTGTTATTTTTAAGCGCCCCAGCCTGCGTCGCAATGGTATGACCGGCATTGTTGAGCCGCCATGACTGCCAGCCCAGCAACGCCAGCACCAGAGCCAGGATCACCGCCAGCGCGCGCGTCATGCCCCTGCCCCTTTAAGGCACCAGGCAAGTTCACGGGCGCGCCTGTTTTCCAGCCCTTTACTCCTTTGACCATTTACATAAATCCAGCGGGGGAACTGGTTGCACGCCTGCCACCATTGCTGGCGATTGATGTAAGAAACCATTGTTGACCGGCAGATTGCCCCCGTTCCGACATTAAAGCCGATACTGATCAGGGCATCGTAAACATGCTGAGGCGGCTTAACCTGCAGGCAGGCTTCAATCCTTTTTTCCGTCAGCAACACGTTATTAATCAGCCCCTGCGCGGCCTGTCGCTCCGTTATGGTTTTGCCCGGCACTACCCCGGACGTATTGCCGATCCCGTCAGTCCATACCCCGGCGCTGCACTGGTATGGCTGGAGGCGACACCCTTCAAAATCAGCAATCAGTTTCAGCCCCTCGACGGAGGTATGAAGCGACTGAAAACCCGGCAGCGTGGCGGCAATCGCCAGCACCGCGCCGACCAGGCAACGCTTAACGATTGAAGGACTCATATTCCCCCCTGGATATTCTGCCGTCCCGCAGCAGCTGGTAGGCTTTCCAGCGTAAATAACAGGTCACCGCTGCAGTAATAATCCCCAGCGCAAGACCGGTGATGGTCGACACATCTTTAAGAGACAAATCGCCGAGCCATGCCAGAAGCAGGGCAACGCAGTAAGTGATAAAGGCGCTGATTCGTTCAAGCGTCATAGTTCAGTCCCATAACTGGACAGTCTGCGCAGTGGTTGACGCCGTAATGTCCGGCAGCTCCACCTGCAGCCCGTGCGGTAAAAAGGGGCCATATTCAGCCAGCCCCGGATTCGCCTGCAGCACCTGTTCAGTGACTCCCTGCGTGCGCCCGTAATGGCGCCAGCAGAGTGCGTCCACCGTGTCATACTGATGCGCACGCACTTTCATCAAATCAGCTCCACCGTCATATGCGGCATATCGCGCAGGCGGGACTCCGCCCAGCGCACATCGCGCCACAGCTCGCCTAAGGTTGTTTCGATATCTTCTGCTTTCTTGCTTCCGTCGCCGGTTGCGTCAAAATCGCGATAGCGCTCAACCAGGTTTGCTTTTGCCCAGCAAAACACCGCACGGCGATACAGCATTAGCCGCTGGCTTTCGCCGTCGATCACATCTGCAGGGACGTCGGCCAAGCTCGCATGCCCCTGCGCCCGTTGTTTCTCGCGGAACTCATAAAGATCGGCGTTAACTTCAGCAATCGCTGTCAGCAACGCCAGACGCAGGCGCGGATCGGTGACACTCCCATCCATGCGCATATCACGGCGGAACTCTGAAACCCTGACATCAGGCCAGAAACTGGTGTTTTTAATAACGTCCTGGGTACTTTCCCCAGCCTGTTCCGGCGAAACGAATTGCATATTTCTGGCACTCCCAAATAGTTGGGCGGTGGACGGGGTTTTGACGCGGCATAAAGCCTGTCGCCACCCCGTGCCGCCCCGCGCGTTGGCACGATTCGTTAAGCCGACATTGCCTGTCGCAATCGGCTTTCAAGCTTGTTGATTTCGGTTTTGACGCCAGAACTGTTATCCAGCTGCAGGGCACGCTTCAGATGGTTAAGTGCCGCCACTGCCTGATCGTTATCCCGCAGCGCGTAGCCCATCGCCTTATGAAGTCGGGCGCGGGACTGATCCGGCATATCCTGACCTTCAACGATATCGAGCACCTGGGTAAGAATGGCGGCACTGAATGATTCACCGGCAGAAAAAGCGCGCATTGCCGCGTCGGCAAACTCCTCCGCAACAGCGGTCCCGCAGGTCCGGTTGAATCGCTGCGGCAGGACCCAGCCGTGTTTAATGGCATGGCGGGCAATGTCCAGCGCGCCGGTATAGTCTCCGGCATCAATGCGCCAGATCATGACGTACATCGCCACGTCGTCCTGGCCTGACGCGTCAGCATCCAGTAAACCGGCAATCCATGAGGCATAAGCGGGAAGAAACTCACGTTTGAGCTGAGCCTTGCGCTCATTTGACTGGACGGTTTTAAGGCGCCTGCGGTGTTCTGTCAGCTGTAACAGCATCTGGTTGTAGCCCGTCAGGCTGGCATTACTGCCGCCCTGACGGGCGGCATCCTGAGCCTGTACATACTGAGTGTGAGCTCGGAACGGATTCATTTATCACGCTCCGGCGCCAGCACCGCCAGCTGCCTGCGCATCAAGCGCGCCTTTCACCGCTGCCGTGACGATTTCCTGGATGGTTTCAGTTGTCAGCGCCGGGCTGGCATTGCCCCCTGCCTGCACGGGCAACAGTTCGATGTTCTCAACCAGGCAAACGCCGTCGTAATCTTCGACAACATACGCCTCGTTAACGGACTCGAAGTTCTCCACGCGGTCACGCTTCGGATTGTCGATGACCGAACGGCGTCGGGAGCCTGATTGCCAGTAAATAGACAGGTTATCCAGGCGGGTGATCAGCATGGCATTCGCCGGGAAGAACGGCGCACGAACGGCCGGGAGGTTGCCGATACGCTTCTGACTGACGATAAGATCTGCCGCCAGCGCTTCGCTGTTTGGCTGGTCACGGTTGACGATCGGGAAATATTTATCCGCCAGTAACTGGCGCCCGACGATAACCACAAGCTCCGTATCTTCCTGATACCACGGCGCGATTTTCTCATTCACGGCGCCCATAACCAGCGCGTCCAGATTCAGGAAATCCCCGCCTTTACCGACACGGATAGTCTGAGAAATCACCTCGCCTTCGGACACGATTTTGTCCATAACCTGAACGGGTTTCTCCTGGCGGATTTTTTCCAGCCAGCCGATATTTACATCCTGCAGCAGTGGATAGGTCGCGCGGTCTGACGTTTTCTCACGCTTCACGCCGTTGAATCCGATCATGATGCGGTCAAGCGCCTGGCGGGTAATGATGGCGTCACGGATGCGCGTCTGGAAGTCCTGGAATTTGGCCCATAAATCCAGCTTCGCATAGGGCAGCGCCGTATCAGAGTTGGTCTGGGTACACTTGTACCCTTCACCGTCGATGTAAGTCGGATCAACGGGTTCACGGTCTTTCTGGGTGGTATCAGTATTTCCGGCAATACTGGAACCAATACCCAGCCCCAGACGCTCGCCGGACTGCTCATCAACCGGGATAATGTTGATTTTCTGCAGGAACGAGGAAGACTCCTGGATTTTAGTTTCCAGCGTCTGCGCCACTGACGGCTCAGCCGTATATTTCGAGGCGATATCGCTCACAGATACGCCGTTGAGTTTGGCGAGCTGCGTCAGATAACCGTTAAATTTAAAGCGAGTCTCTTTTTTCATTGTGCTTTTGCTCCGTCAGCAATCGGTGGTTTGTTCTGCGCCGTTATTGCCGGTCGCATTAGGGCGGCGTTCGCTGCGGCTGTCCTGGGTGGAAAGCTGCTCACGCAGGGTGGAGAGTGCGCTGGTTGTCTCATCAACAACCTTTTGCATATCGCTCAGCTTGTTGCTGAAATCGGTCTGATGGGTGCTGACCTGCTCCGCCAGCGTCTGATGCTCACGCGCGATGGTTTCAACAGCCTGATTCACATCAGCAAATCGGGCGTTATCATCGGCGCCTTTGCGGGACAGCAGCTCTTTCACGCGCGTAAACAGGCTGGTTTTTTCCGGCACGTCCTCAAACTCGATCAGCGTTTCAAGAGCAGCGGTAAACAGGTTGTCTTTGTCCAGCTTGCGGCGCGCCAGGGGGTTATGTTCTGCGCTGGCGCTGAACTGCAGCATTTCAGTGCCGAGGCTTGCCGGATCGTCAGTAACCGCCAGCCCAACCAGATAAGCGGAGCCGGTATCGGCAAAGCTGGTGTTAACTTCCATTGAGGTGAAAAGCTTCTGCCAGTTACCGGTCATGGTGACCAGATCGTCCGTCGGGGCAATCCAGCCATACAGCGCCATCTTCCCGGACAAAGCCCCTTCGGTGATTTCTTCCGCTTCCAGTTTTTCCACCATGCCAAAACGACGGAAAGGCCCATCAGGGGTAAAACCCTTGATGTGTTCCATATTGATCAGCGCGGTGTATACCTGCGGGTTATAGCTCGCCGCCATCTGGGTGATCCAGTCACGTTCAATAACGCGCCCGTCAGTGGTGGCCCCTTCGACCCCAATACGAAAACGCTTAGATTTTTTTGCCATCGGTCCGGCTCCGGTTAGTTAGTTCGTAACACGTTCAGAGCCTTATGTTTGCGGTGATAGGCGCGTGTAAACAACGCGTTGGGCTTGTGCGAACTCCCACACAATGCGAAGCCGGGGAAAGTGCTGATTTGAGGCCGTATGTTTGTGCCATGACAACACTGACCCCCGCAGACCTCGATCCCCGTCGTCAGGCAATGCTGATGTACTTTCAGGGATACCGCGTAGCCCGCATTGCTGAAATGCTGGGCGAGAAAGTTGCAACCGTTCACAGCTGGAAAAAACGCGATAAGTGGGGCGAATATGGCCCACTGGATCAGATGCAGCTCACCACCGCCGCACGTTACTGCCAGCTCGTCATGAAGGAGCAGAAGGAAGGAAAGGATTTTAAAGAAATTGACCTGCTGGCGCGTCAGTCCGAACGACAGGCCAGGATCGGCAAATTTAACAATGGCGGGAATGAAGCAGACCTGAACCCCAACGTGGCCAACCGCAATAAAGGCCCGCGCAAGCCGCCGGAAAAAAACCTGTTTACCGACGAACAGATCGAAAAGCTGGAAGAGATTTTCCGCGCCGGTATGTTCGAGTACCAGCGCCACTGGTGGGACGCTGGTATCAAGCACCGTATCCGCAACCTCTTAAAGTCACGCCAGATCGGTGCAACCTACTATTTCGCCCGTGAAGCGTTGATAGACGCCCTGACCACGGGGCGAAATCAAATCTTTCTGTCAGCGAGTAAAGCGCAGGCACACGTTTTTAAACAGTACATCATCGACTTCGCAAAAGAGGTGGATGTTGAGCTGAAAGGCGATCCGATGGTGCTGCCTAACGGCGCCTGTCTTTACTTCCTCGGTACAAATGCCCGTACCGCGCAGAGCTATCACGGCAATCTGTATCTGGATGAGTATTTCTGGATACCGAAATTCCAGGAGCTGCGCAAAGTGGCCTCCGGTATGGCACTGCACAAAAAATGGCGTCAGACCTATTTCTCAACACCTTCCAGCCTGACGCACAGCGCCTACCCGTTCTGGTCTGGTGCCCTGTTCAATAAAGGGCGCCCGAAAGCCGACAGGGTAGAATTTGACCTTTCTCACAGTAGCCTGGCGCACGGCGTTTTATGTCCTGACGGCCAGTACCGCCAGATAGTCACCATCGAAGATGCCGTAAACGGCGGGTGTAACCTTTTCGACCTGGACCAGCTGCGCCTGGAGTACAGCCCGGACGAATACAACAACTTGCTGATGTGTCAGTTTGTTGACGACCTGGCGTCCGTGTTCCCGCTGGCGTTGCTGCAGTCCTGCATGGTTGACAGCTGGGATGTGTGGGACGATTTCGAACCGCTTTTACTGCGGCCGTTTGCATACCACCCGGTCTGGATCGGCTATGACCCGGCAAAAGGAACGCAGAACGGTGACAGCGCCGGTTGCGTGGTCATCGCGCCTCCCGTCGTCCCCGGTGGTAAATTCCGTATCCTTGAGCGTCACCAGTGGCGCGGGATGGACTTTCGCGCCCAGGCCTCAGCGATTGAGGAAATCACCAGACGCTACAACGTGACCTATATCGGCATTGACTCGACCGGCGTTGGCGATGGCGTTTACAAAACGGTTAAGCAGTTTTTCCCTGCCGCACGTGAGTTTGTCTACAACCCGACCGTAAAAAATGCCCTAGTGCTTAAAGCCTACGACATCATCAGCGGGCGCCGTCTGGAGTTTGACGCGGGGATGCTGGATATCGCGCAGTCCTTTATGTCCATTCGCCGCTCAACCACCGCCAGCGGCAACCGGCCAACCTACGAAGCAGCCCGCACAGAGGAAGCGAGCCACGCGGATTTAGCCTGGGCAACCATGCACGCACTTTACAACGAACCACTGGCAGGAGCTTCCGCCAGTACCAGCAACATCGTGGAGATTTTTTAATGGCTAACCGCAAAAACCGCAGCAAGGCACCGCGCGGCCAGACCGCCACCGATACGGCCAACATGGTCAGTAATGCACATGCGGAGGCGTTTACGTTTGGCGACCCGATCCCCGTGATGGACCGCCGGGAGTTATTTGATTACCTGGAGTGCGTGCAGGTAGACCGCTGGTACGAACCACCGATCAGCATGGATGGACTGGCGCGAACTTACCGCGCCGCCGTGCATCACTCCAGCGCTATTCAGGTAAAACGCAATATTCTTACCAGTACCTTCATCCCTCACCGCTGGCTGTCTAAGCAAGCCTTTTCCCGGTTCGCCCAGGACTTTCTGGTATTCGGTAATGCCTACCTTGAAAAACGCATGAACAGGTTAGGGCAGATCATGGAGCTGCGCGCCTCGCTTGCCAAATATACCCGTCGTGGCATTGACCCGGACACCTACTGGTTTGCACAGTATGGCTACAACTCGCAGCCCTATCAGTTCGATGAGGGAAGCGTGTTTCATCTGATGGAACCGGACGTTAACCAGGAGCTTTACGGGATGCCGGAATACCTCTCCGCCATTCCGTCCGCCCTGCTGAATGAATCGGCCACGTTGTTTCGCCGCAAGTATTATCAAAATGGTAGCCATGCTGGTTTTATCATGTACATGAGCGACCCCGCAGCCAATCAGAATGAAGTGGACAGCATACGCGAAGCACTGAAAAAATCGAAAGGGCCTGGCAACTTTCGCAACCTGTTTATGTACAGCCCGAACGGGAAGAAGGACGGCATTCAGATCATCCCGCTGTCAGAAGTCGCAGCGAAAGATGAGTTTCTTAACATCAAAAACGTGAGCCGTGATGACATGCTGGCCGCTCACCGCGTGCCGCCGCAGCTGATGGGGATTATTCCAACCAATACCGGCGGGTTCGGTGATGTTGAAAAAGCAGCGCGCGTTTTCGTTCGCAACGAACTGACGCCGCTGCAGGGCCGCATCACAGAAATTAACGAGTGGCTGGGTGAAGAAGTGATACGTTTTAACCCATACCTCACCGATGAAGACTGACGCTCTCCCGGCCAGCCTTTGATATCAACCGCCCTCCTCCGGGCGGTTTTTTTATTCCCTTGCGCCTATCACATCGCCAGAGCGCCTCAGCGCCTCGCTGCGCGGTCCTGCGTTTTCGCCACCTGGCAGCTCACGACGAAACGCAGCGCCTCACCACGACGCAGGCGCGCACGACCAGCCCCAAAAAATGACCATGCCCGCCCGACATTGAGGCCCCAAAACCGCGATTAACCCCAAAACCGCGCGCTCGTATCCCCGCCACGCCTGCCCGCTTTACGCAGTGGTTTTCATGCACCTGCACGATATAAGCAAAAGCCCGCCAGAACTGGCGGGCTTGGACATAAACGATCCTCTAACGATCATTCATTTTCATGCGGCATAGTCATGCACGACGGTGCAATCAGTCAAAAAGAGAATAATTAGCGTCGAATTCCTGGCTTGTCGCTTCGACTTTCGTCAGCAGCATTAAATAATCAAGCCCATCGGATAACGATACCGGGCGGTCAAGTTCAAACCAGAAGCAATCATTATAAGTTCGTCCTAACCAGTAACCGCCGCCATACTCTTTAAGACGCTGGAAGAAAACCCACTGACCAGGGATGATTGTCTCAAGCATATCGCCGCGATAAACAATCTGGTATTTGAAGTCTTTAGAGCCCATAGCTAACGCCTCGCATTGCTCGTTGTTCAACCTTGTGAGTGACAGAACGATATTCTGGCACTCACAACGTTTCCTAATGTAGCCAGCTGTCGTCCTCCCAGACCTGCTGTAAAATCTCCATAACCCGCTTTTTATCTTCGTCCAGTTTTAAGCCGCTCAGCTCCAGGCCGTTAGCGCTTCCCTTACGTATGCGGATTGCCGTTTTTGGATAAAGAGGGCGCAAATTTCGGTAAAGCTCGGATTCAAGGGCTTCCAGTGTTGCCTGGCTTATCTTCTGCTCTTTATCGATCATTATTTCAATGCGCATAAAGCCCCCTTTAGTTGATAACGTCCATTGCCTGGCCGTAATCATGGTTACGAATTTTCGCCATCAGCTCGTCCGTCAGTTCCGACACCCACTGGATCGCAAGGCGTTTCTCTTCTTCGCTACACTCACTAGCCGCTACAAGCTTGATAAAGAAATCAATACGCTGGAGTTTCAACGACTCCAAAAGATAGTCCTGCATTTTCCCTCCTATCCTCACTACGGGATAAACCAGCCAGCACTCCCAGGAAGAGACACTGACAACTGTATGCATATCCACTGTTTATATATACAGTATATTAGGATTTTGAGGTTGTAAAATATTTTTTTATCAATCAATCAGATGAGTCTGTTTACTGAAGTTAATCATTAACTTCACTCAGTGCCGTCATTATTGCCAATCGCTCAGCATGGGGCAGAGCTGCGAACTTTTCGCGCCAGCGCTTCGCCTTGCGTTTAATGCGCTCCCTGTCGTTGTAATCCTTACCCGCAAAGGTGTGCGAGTAGGCTCGCCCTTCCGGGTAATTCATCCAGATTTTCTCTGTGCGCACACCGCCGCGCGTCATGGCCTGAAATTCTTTCTGGCGCCAGCCCGTTAACAGTTCGTCATAAAGCGCTGATGGGTAGCCGGACAAAATCACACTGGCATTTTTTGGCAGGCTTTTAAGGCAGGCCAGCAGCCGCTCATGATCGGCAACCGTATATTCATTGCGATAACGCGCGGCACTGGTGCGCGTTTCATGCAGATAGGGAGGGTCTGCGTAAACCAGCACACGACCGGCGGAGGAAAAATCGAAGTCCCTTAAAAACTGCACCGCATCGGCAACATCGATAAAAAGGCTATCGCCCACGGTATCAAAGAAATCAGCATTGCCCTGGCAGAACGCCTCAACCGTCAGGGGATCAATATCAATTCCCCAATTGCGGCGAGCCGGTGGCTTACGCAACATGACAGCGCCACCGCCCAGGTGCGTCTCAATGTAGGTATCATGCGGCGGCATTTCCGCAATAATCTTTTGAAAAACACCGCTTGCCGCCTTGCTTCCCAGATAGGTCATTTCTGTTTTCCTCAACTCCTGATTTCGTTTTAATTCACCTGCAGCACAGTCGAAAATGACGTTACTCGATGAATGGCCAGCACTGTCATTTCTGACGGTGAATGACGGAACGCGGTACCACACCGTCAGACCTGACCATGTTGATCACGGGCTATTCACGCGCTGAAAATGCACGCTTCATTCGGTTCAAAAGGTCATCCGCCTGTTGTTTAATCTCCACAATCTGGGACGGCAGACGTTGAACACCTGCCGCAGCACGGTTTCGGACAGTAAGGCGCCCTTCTTCAACCGTTAACACCTGATCGCCAAAGGCAACCACCGCGCCAGAAATCAACGAACGGACCATTCCGGCACTGGCATCCACACCACGCAGAGACAGCAGCTCACTAATTTGCTTTTCCTGCTCCGTCATAGGGCTGGCTTTTGGCCTCACTTTGACGCGCTTGTTAGTTACCCTTGCCGCGTCGCTCAGCCGCTGCGCTATCACCCGTTTTTCTTTCCGGGATAAAGAGCCAATATCCGCCCAGCTGGCACAGTCATTAATGACCGTGCCGCCAGGATCGGCGCGTTTTTCAACCTCCCGCGGCTCCCGCGTACAGTTATTGACAGAACTCCGAGGGGCGGCGTGGCCGCCTGAAAAATCAAGGTCAAAACCTGAAACGCCGTCGGCCTGACGTTTCGGCACGATTTTGTATTTGGTAGTGCGCGTATGAATCAGCGATTCCGGCCCACGGATCGGGGAATAAACGCCGGAAATTTTGGAGACGTCATCCCCGTAGAGGTTGCCGTTTTCGGTGACTTCATAGCTGAGGCGCACGCGCAGGAGATCACGAGGAACCAGCGGACCACCCTGCGCACTCACGTACAAATCCCACGCACTGCTGTCGGCGGCCTGACGCACTGGCTCAATTTCGGGATGCAGGACCAGCTCACGATCACCGAGGCGACGTAATTCACGCCAAACAGTTACCGGTGCGCCGCCTATTTGCTGGAACTGACGGATCGCCCAGCGAGACGCCCAGGCACTTACGCGGCGGGCCATTTCTTTCAGAGGCTTGCCGGTTTCATCATCCAGATCGTCATCAAGCTGATAGCCATCAATATTTTTTGAAATGTATTTGGCGATATAGCCCGTTGCGCTGCCCTTCTCTTTCTCGATAGGTTTCATTTCGAAGCGGTTTTCAGCGGCGCCAGGCTCATTCCCATCCTCACGCATGGCGTGCTTACGAAAGATTGCTGTTGCCGGTTCGATATGCTCCGGGCGCATGAAAAGCAGGAGGTGCCAGTGCGGGGTTTCGTCGTGGTGAGGCTCAACAACGCGAAAGCCAAACACGCGAATACCATTGCGCAGCCAGGCCGCACGCGTGCGCGCCCATACTTTGCAAAGATATTTCTGCGTTTCACGCGGTGACGCGCCGCTGTATTTGTTGTTCCGGCGCCCGTCGTACTGCATTGAGTGGTATTTGGATGGAGCGGTAAGCGTGAAGAACGCCCCGGACAGTCCGGCCTCATTCGCTAAATCTTCGAACCCACGCATGCGCGCCATCAGTTCACGGCGTCGGTTGGCTGGGTTGGCAACGCTGCCGGCCACTTTATCAATCAGCGATACGCGCTCTCCGGTGTCCTCATCTTCCAGCTCCATCGCTTTAAGAAATTCGCGGTTGGCTTTCTTTTGCGCCGTCCATTCCTGCAAACATGGGTCACTGCAGTACGGTGCGGATTTTTTGTGAACATACCCGGCTGCAACCATCAGATGCTCACGCCAGCGAGCATGCATACGGCGCAGACGATTAAGCCACCACTGCGGAGACTGCAGGCGGGCCACTGCTTTCAGTGCGTCTTCCGCCTCCAGTTCTTCTTTGCAGTAGGCCGTCCAGCACGGGACCGACGTTTTGAGGTGATTGGCAAGAAACCCCATGCGTCCATAACCTGAAAGGGTGGAGAAATGGGGATCGGACGTGCGGGCCATCTGGAAATCAAACTCGCGGTTAAACTCGCTACCCAACAGGTCAGCAAGGTTATGCGCCAGTCGTTTCAGCTCTCTTTTGCCAGCCCAAAGCAGGCGCCAGAATTGTTCACGCAGAGGCAACAAAGCCGCAGGCATAACCCCCTGCGGCAGATACTGCTCGTTGACCTGATCTATACGACTCAGAACGAATCGTTCAAAGGTATTGATTAGCCAGGCATCAGCCGCTTGTTTGCCTTTACGGTCTACCTGTTCAAGTTTTTGAGCATACATACGACGGACAAAATGAGGCAGCGAAGCCAGGCGACGACGAACCGCCCGGCCCCGGTCTGGTGCTTCATCCGTTTCTGCCAGTTCGGCAATCGACAAACGCTTGCGATTGCCGTCCGGCGTCAGATACATGATCCCCGGCGCCGCATTGGCTTGTTTAAAACCGCCGATTGCAGGACGCGGAGCATTCCATGCGTATGGGAAAACGGTGTCAGACATTCTGACACCCCATCATGTAAGCACGGACAAACGCCGTTGCGGCCTCAGCGTTTAGGGCATTTCCGTAAGTTCGAATTCGTCCCACTCTGGAGGCAGCCCCATTAACCAGAGGCTTAAGGCTGGGTTTAACTGGCCGCCACTTTCCATCTCTGCACAACAGCCAGTCAGCATCTCTCCAGAAACCGTTAACCGGACCGGGCCTGCTATCTGTGCCACTACGTCCAGACGGTCTGTCGAGATTTTCCCATTGCGAATCCGCCCCCCAGGATATCCCCCCTTGTGATCGCTCGCCGTTGGCGTGGGCCAACCAGCCATCTTGACCAGCTGCGCAAGGCTGCTGCCGGACATTCCCGCGGTAATCCCCTGCCCTCCCCGCCTGCTGTCGCTTGCGCTCGGAGTAGTCCAGCCCGAAAGCTGCGCCGCTGTCTGCAGGTTTAACCCACCCTGACGTCCCGAATTGCTCGGATGTTTCCAGGCATTCGCTGTTGGTGTGGGCCACCCAATAAGCTCGGTCTCTGATATTCGGCGCACCGACGCTCGCAGCCGGAAACGCGCACGCCCCGAAGGCATAGCCCAACGCTTCCACGTCAGCTTGTACAAGGTCGATCCAGTCATTCGCGTCAGAGCTTGCAGATTGTTCGCCAAAGACGACGACAGGGCGGCGCTGCCCGACCAGCCAATGCATGGAGGGCCATAAGTGCCGCTCGTCATCAAACCCTTTTCCTTTGCCTGCCGCGCTGAAAGGTTGGCATGGGCAGGAGCCTGTCCATGCTGGTCGCTCGTCCGGCCAGCCAGCACGGCGCAGGGCATATGACCAAACACCAATCCCTGCGAAGAAATTGACCTGAGTAAAGCCTCGTAAATCGTCGGGTCTGACATCTTCAATACTCCTTTCATCAACTACCCCCGGCATAATGCGACCGGCGGCCATATGGACACGCAACTGCTCAGCTGCGAACGGATCTATCTCGTTGTAATAAGCCCACGCCCTCACGCCTGCACCTCATTCTTCACGCTGCAGTCAGGACCGGTTGCAGGATCAAATCCAAGCCAGTGACACGATTTTGAGGTAGCAATAATTTCCACGGCAGACTTACCGTCACCAGCCGCAACGCCCATACTGCGGTTTGCGGTAAGGCGGTGATGGGTGAAATTCCGATAAAGGGAACGAGTAAGTGGGGTGTCACTGTTTGAAACGATGACCGGATGGCCTTCTGACGAGCGGCGCTCAAGAATAGATGCCAGGCGATACTGATCGTCCTCTGTAAAACCGGCAGTGTGGTAATTACTAAAAGTCCCGTCATAAGGAGGGTCGCAATAAATCACATCGCCCGTCTGCAACAAAGACAACGTTTCTTCGTAGTTAGCGCAAACAAAGGTGGCTCGCTTCGCTTTCTCAGCAAATGCGCGGATTTCACTCTCAGGAAAATACGGCTTTTTATAATTACCGAAAGGGACGTTGAATACACCGCTTAGGTTGTAGCGGCATAACCCACGATAACAATGGCGGTTTAGAAAAAGAAAATATACAGCACGGTGAAGTCGGTCTAATTGCGGATCGTGGTTAAACGCTTCACGCACACGATAATAATTTTCAGCGACAATAAAACTTTCAAAAACCGCCTTAGCAAGATTAATAAATTTTTCTGTATCTTCTGCAATAGAACGATACAGATTAATTAAATCTGGATTGATATCTGCGACAAGATAATGAGGATAGTCTGTCGCCATCATTACAGCGCATGAACCCGCGAAAGGTTCAACCAGTCGCGGGCCAGCAGGAAGGTGCTTAATCAGTTCCGGCATGATGGCGGTTTTATTTCCCGCCCATTTCAGGATAGTGCTCATACAGCCCCCCCGTTGTAGTGTTTGCCTTTCAGCTCTGCGATTTCCTGACAAGTGACGCAGCACTGCACGCCCGGAATGGCGCGGCGGCGAGCTGGCGGGATCGGCGCATCGCAATCAATGCAGAGAACACGGGAAACGCCCGGCGCCTTATTGCGGGCGGTGTGGATGTGGCGCTGGCGTTCTTCTTCAACGCGCTGCTGTACGAGGTCCATTGAATCAGCCATCAGTGGATCTCCTGCGCTTCGTTCTGAATCTTCACAGCTTCCTGACGCAGCAGCTCAGCCGCTTCCGTGTGGTTAAGCTGACGTGACACGATACGGGCAGCTAAAGAATCCAGACGCGCAGCCATCACATCTGCGCGTCCCCGGCGTTCTTCTTTGCGTGCCTCAGTCAGCAGCAGGTTAAGCCCAGCATCATCTGGTCCTGTTTTAATGGTACGGGTTTCAATATTTCGCATAGTTGTTTCTCCTGAATTTGGGCAATAAGAAGCCCGGCGGGTTTACGCCATTAATTCCGTTGTGGATTAATTCGGCATGGTTAGCCGCTTTGGAAATAAGCTCACCACTGCACGAAAATGATTCATTGCTTTCACCAGTTCCCGCTTTTCGTCAGTAGTCAGATCACTAATATTGACGCCGTGACGTTCTGCCGGAATTTTTGCCATATAAAAAATGGCTGCCAGTGCCCGCTCATTCTGTTTATTATTCACGTCGCGTGGATCGCGCATATCTTTAATAAACCTTTCAAGCTCCGGCTCAATATTCAGACCAAACACTTTAGCCCTCAATTCCGCAATATGGTTCAGTCCGTCCAGGCGTTTACCGGGGCTTAATGGAACAGTCGCCGTAGCGCCTTCAATAGCCATGATTTCCCCTGTTTGGTTGTGGACAGGTCAGCCAGCAGTTCATCCTGAGAGCGGCACGGGTGCCAGCGTTTGCCATCCTTCCCCATGATCCAGCCGTGACCGTAGTGCATTGCCGGGCTTTGCTTTATGAGAAGTGACGCGAAAGATGGTTCTTTAGACAGCATAACCACCTCAGATCAGACCGAACGAAGCGCCGAGGCCCGTCACGGTATCCACCGCGCTTGCCATCGCCGGGTTAGCCTGCAAACGCGCCTGCATCGAAACGGCAGCCAGTGCCATCAGACGAGTAACAGAGTTAATGCTGCTGATAACATCGCGGCGGCCTGCGGTGGTTTTCACATCGCCCGATACGGCACCGGCAGCAACACGTCCGATTTCAGCAGTAGCGCTCATGACGTAATGCGGCAGCTTCTCTTTTGCTACTTCGTTCATCGGTACACATGGCAGGCAGTGAATCTGAGCCAGAAAACCGTCAACCAGCGTGGAGTCCTCAGTAAGATCGGTAAGCAGCCAGATTTCCGACGGCGTGAGCTGATGCGGTTGCTCCGGGTTCAGCTTGTTACGCAGCGTCTGGACGTTCATTCCCGCGCGTTCTGCCAGCTTCGCCATATTGTGACGCAGCGCAAAAGCCCGGCAGGCTTCGTCAAAATGCGGATGTTTGGAAACACGATAATCAAACATGATCCCCCCTTACCTTTGCCATAAAGTGAATTAAGAGCCGATAACAAGTTGAAAACGTGAATGCCCCAGCGCTTTACGCATTTGCTCTTCTTTCCAGCGCGCGTAGTAAATACGGATGGGGCCACCGGCTTTTTTACAACCCTTACGGATTGTGCGCGGTTCGATTGGCACGCAAGGGTTATCACCAGTTGTCCAGCGATATGCTGTACGCTCGGAAACACCTTCCAGCTCAGCAAACTGCTGTAGGGTGACGATGGGGGCGGGTACTTTGATGATTGCGATCTCAGAAGCCATGATGCATGATTCCTTATTTGAAAGTTTAAGCCTGTGATGGCCTAGTTTTTGCCAAGCCTTGCCATCACGTGCCACCAACAAACTGAATCCTAATTCGTTTAATCGAATTAGTCAAACTGCGAATTTATAAAAATGAATCTGACAGGCAACATTTCATATCTTGATGTTCTGGAACGTATCACCCAGGTTTATGGGTTCACCCAAAAACTGCAGCTTGCGAACCACTTTGGTTTATCGCCCAGCACCCTTCAGAACCGCTACACGCGCGGCACGGTGTCATTTGACCTTGCTGCGATGTGTTCAATCGAAACTGGAGTTAACCTTAAATGGCTGCTGACTGGTGAAGGTCCTCAACATGACAACAAACCTTCTTCTTCAGATCACAAACTGCTCCCATCATTCACTCTTCGCGATGGCGTTTTAGAAGAAAATTCACTTTTGAGCATCGGTCGCAATTTTTTTACAAAAGAACCATCCGACGGCATTGTGGTTATGGCCGATAGCAAGATGCATTTTGTTGAAAAATCTGCGCCCCTTTCCGACGGTCTTTGGTTGATAGAGATAGAAGGAGCCAACAGCATTCGTGAGCTAACCCTGCTCCCCGGCAAACGGCTACATGTGGCTGGCGGAAAGATTCCCTTTGAATGCGGCGTAGACGAGATAAAAGTTGCTGGTCGCGTAATGGGAATTTACAGCGAGATAAGTTAATGGCTATTCGCAAAAATCCTACAGGTGGATGGGTGTGTGAGCTTTACCCAAACGGGGCCAAAGGAAAGCGCATCAGAAAGAAATTTGCCACCAAAGGCGAGGCACTGGCTTTTGAACAGTACATCGTACAAAACCCATGGCAGGAGGAAAAAGAAAACAGGCGCACGCTAAAAGAGCTGGTCGACTCATGGTATAGCGCCCACGGCATTACCTTAAAAGATGGCGTAAAACGCCAATTAGCTATGCACCATGCATTTGAGTGTATGGGGGAACCGCTTGCACGCGATTTCGATGCGCAGATGTTTTCACGCTACCGTGAAAAGCGGTTAAAAGGGGAGTATGCCCGCTCAAACAGAGTGAAAGAGGTATCACCCCGCACGCTCAATCTTGAGCTGGCCTACTTTCGAGCGGTATTCAATGAGCTGAACCGTCTGGGAGAATGGAAGGGGGAAAATCCACTAAAAAATATGCGCCCTTTCCGCACAGAAGAGATGGAAATGGCCTGGCTAACTCACGATCAGATCTCGCTTCTTCTCGGAGAATGTAAACGGCATGACCACCCTGATTTAGAAGTTGTGGTAAGAATATGCCTCGCCACAGGAGCCCGCTGGTCTGAGGCTGAGAGCCTCAAAAAAAGCCAGCTCGCGAAATACAAAATTACCTACACCAACACTAAAGGCAGAAAAAACCGCACAGTTCCAATAAGCAAAGAGCTTTTTGAATCCCTGCCGAGAGATAAAAAAGGTCGGTTATTTAGTGATTGCTATGGCGCGTTCCGGTCCGCACTTGAAAGAACAGGTATCGAATTACCGGCAGGGCAACTAACTCACGTTTTGCGCCACACCTTCGCCAGTCACTTTATGATGAATGGTGGTAATATTCTGGTTTTGCAGCGCGTGCTCGGACATACCGATATAAAAATGACGATGCGATATGCACACTTTGCACCGGACCATTTAGAGGATGCCGTTAAGCTCAACCCGTTGGCGGTGAGTGGCGATAAAGTGGCGATAGAAATGGCGAATGATGGGTAATCGCTGGCAAACGGTGGCAACCTATGTCAATGATAAATAACGCAAACTATTGTTTTTCGGTTGTTCCTGTAGGAACTCATAATCGCTTGGTCGCTGGTTCAAGTCCAGCAGGGGCCACCAAATTTTAGCAGTACATACATATAGTTAGGCCACTCACGCGAGTGGCCTTTTTTGTTTACTTCAATCCCGTTGGCAGCGAAATGGCAGCAGGAGTTCCATAAAAAAACCCGCCAGCAGCGGGCCAGTACGAAAGTTGTTGATGCAACCCCTTCGGATGCAGAGGTTATGATGCGCGGGGGCAACAT